CCTCGGACGCTAATTTTAGAACATATATTAGGCGGTCGTCGTATTTGGGAGTTAGGGGGATCAATAGGTATTGGTCGTTCCTGGTCACGTGGTGGAATGGATGCAGTCTTAAAATTACTTGGTATCTATGATGACCCCTTTTCTAAAGTTATAAATGAATTGGATATAAGCAAACTCGACCAGTCAGTGAAAGATGTGTTAGTGAACCTTTACTGGGCATTTACTGAGGCTTATTATAAGAAGGATACGACCTTTGAGGTAGTGCGTAAAATTATAAAGTACCTAATAGAAGAATTTACGCAAAGGGTAACTTCTATGGGGTATGGAATCTGGGCTCTGATTATTGGTGGGGTCCCTTCGGGGGCATTGCACACTTCACATATGGATACATGGATATTGCTGTTTATATTTTGTCTTTTTTTGTTGTATACGATAGAGACGAACCCCTCGATGAGTAAGGAATTGTGGAAGGCAATTATGACAAAGGTGATAAATTTAATTTTGTATGGTGATGATAATTGGTATGTTAATTCACCGTCGTTAAACCACCTTTTAAATGTGTATCAGTTTAAAGCCTTCTTGAAAAGTCATTTTGAGATGGAATCTCGAGATGAACGTACAGGACATAGTGTAGTCTCGATTCCTCGAGGTGGTTTTTTTGAGGTGAAAGGAGCAGTTTACTTACGACATTATTGTGTGCGTAATCCGTGTTTGGAAGAAGGACAAGCTCGTTATGTTCCCTACCGCCCATTGGATGAAATAGCAATGAAGGTAGCATGGGGTCGTGAACCTCGCAAGCGTGACTTGGTTAACATCCTACTTTCTACTTTAGGGCATGCTTATGGTACATATGGTTCAAATCCGTATACGTATCAATGGTTAAAATGTGTTTATCAGCATGCTATAGAGATGATGCGTATTCCAGAAACCATGGCATTGGATATGATGATAGACCGAGCAGAGAAGGATGTTATTCGTAAAATGAGACAATTGGATATGCCGATGGAGGCCCTTCTAACAGGATTTCCAACTCTGGAGTGCTTGGCAGAGAAGAATCGTTACGATCCAGAGTACTATGATATACGTGGTAGATTGAATGCGGATGACCTAGATTTATGGCACTGGGTTTAAAAGAGTCCGTAATGACTGTTGAAACTATAAGTAAAGCGTGAGCGTAGCGCTATAAAAACCGAAAAATTAAAAATTAAAAAAAACAAAG